TATTTAGGTGTGGGACTTACTCAACCAAATACCCCTACCTGATTGATGCCCACACTTATCCTAATCCCGAATTAAATCTCATAAATTCTATAGCATTTTTGATCTGAAACGTTCTGTTCTGTATAACTTTAAGAATACTTTCTAAGTAGACTAACATCGTATCATAATAATCTATCTTTAATGATGTATTTGAAAGTTTCTCATCTGCATCCAAATACTTTTGCATAGTATCCTTATCCCTTATTTTCTTTGGAAAGGGATTTGCTACATATACATCTGGGTCTGCTTTCCCGCTAAAGTACTCATACCGTTCATGACGGATGTTTTTTCTTTGTTGCTCTGCTTTCTTTCTTAATAGGAAGATAGTATTATAAAGTTCAAAGTATTTTGCATGAAGAGAGGGGACGTTCAATGATTCTTCGTGTAGATTATCTCTATCGATCTTTGCATCTTTTTCCCACATCTCCTGAAGTTTATCAAGAGTTACGCTCATAAAATGTTATTTTCCAAATCAGTTAGGTTGTATATAGTATACTTGAAAGATACGTCTGCTGTAAAGTACTCTATATCCGTATCGGTTGCATCGAATGTTACAGTAGAAAGACTATAAGGAAATAAATCCTCAAAGACTACTTGAAATTTTGGTACAAGATTGCTACTTAGAATCTGAAGAGTTCCATCTGACGTAACATCATCAGTTGATTTACCCATTGGACCTAAAATATTTTGATCCTTTAACTCCTTATATTGGTTTAATTCTTCTGGGAATCCCAATCCTCTCATCCAGTTTTGAATCTCCATATAATTAACAAGATCCTCATCTACAAGGAATCTTAATTGAAGGTCACCAAATTCTAGTTTATCACCAGGTAAAGGTATATTCTTGAAGTAACTTGGTTGTTCTGCTACCCCTAAATCAATCGCTGGAATGTTTGCTTGATTGCAGAAAAAAGCAGCAGCAGGACTCCTTTTTAATGCAAATTTAAACCCAACTGGTGAGAGAAAATTTCTATTTTCTATTGGAGTACCTGGTCTTTCTGCTGGTGGTTTCCTTTTCGCCATTATAAAATACTTTTTAAGTATTTAGACAAAAAAAGACCCCCTGCAAGCAGGAGGTCTCTTGAAAATATAAGCATCTCGCTTACATGAGGTTCTTAACAGAAACACGTCTGTAGTAACGGTTAGCGTTAACGGTAAGAGCACCAAGAGCAGCAGTTGTACCTTGAGCAAATGGGTTTGCGACCATTCCGTAACGAGTCTTAAATCCGATACGTGGTTGGAAGGAGTCCTGACCAACACTACGAACCATCTGTAGAGGAACGTATGGGCAATAGAACAATCCAGCGTCATAAGGAGATGTTCCCTTATAACCAACAACGTAGTACTGATTACCACCTTGAGGACCACCAGTACCAACTAAGTTAGCAGCATATGGGTCAATGTAGACTTTGTACTTACCTTGTAATGTACCAGCGAATGTATTGCCAGCATCATCAACGTTAAGGTTAGCATTAAGAGCAGGTGTGTAGTCAAGTACACCAGCCATTGTTAGAGCAGAAGCAACGTCTGCAGAGCAGAGGATTACGTTACCCTTTCCACGACGAGTTCTTTGTGCAATAGCGTTTGCATCTCTCTCGATCTGGAATAGTAGACCTTTGAACTTCTCAACTGACCATCTTCCGTTTGAGTCAATGTCTAAGTCGAATTGACCTGCGGTTGCGACGTTCTGAACAGCACCCTGTTCTGCAGTCTTGTAGATAGTACGAATAACTTCTCTATTGATTTCAGCAAGGATTTCAGTAGAAAGAATGTTGGCAAGTTCTGCCTCTGCATTCAATCCATGAATTGCTTTCAAGTCTTGAGCAAGTTCTAGTGAGTACTCAGCTTTCAACGCACGAGATTTCGCAGTAACTGTTACCTTCTCGATGCTGAATGCCATCTGGTTGAAGGCAAAGTCGCCTTGACCATCAAGACCTTCTGCCTCGTTGGTTGTCATACCTTGACCAACGTTGTAGTCTAGGTTAGAACCACCAGCACCAACTGGGTTAAGAACAGCAGGGTTAGTACCAGACTGAGCAGTTGTACCCATACCAGCTGAGATATCAGTATATCCAGCAGTATTGTCAAATGCTGCATCCTGTCCAGAGAATGCTGAATCTGCTTCGTTGTAGAATGCTTCAGTGCCAGTCTGAGTAGAGTAGCGTGAACGCATTGCGAAGATAAGTCCAGTAGGACCACTCATTGGTTGAACACCAGCAAGGTCATATGCGACCAAGTTAGGCATTGCACGTCTAATCAATGAGATTAGAACGGGGTCGAAGTTTGCAATCGCAGAACCTGTTGAGTTCGTTGGTGTTTCTTCTGTTAGGAAAGAACCAGACTCGCTAAATGCGTTTGATTCTTGTTGAAATTTTTCTTGGTTTTCGAGCAGGACTGCAGTGACGGCCTTACGATGGTTATCTTTGATAGCATCGGCTCCTTCTGCATTTAGAAGGGGAGCCCACTTTTCCTGCAACTGTTCTGAATTGAACATTGCTTAAAAAATAGTGTTTACGTTTGATTTAATTTTAAAATCAGTTACTTGTTAAATTGACTGAGGGTTTTTAGATATTTTGCCATTGTTCCTGAAGCAACTTCAGGAGAACTATCGACACCTTCTGATAAACTCTCTGATTTAACTGCTGGATTTGCTTTTGTAGGGAAATAAGATTCCTTCAAAGTTTCCAACTTTTCACGATAAGTTTCTTCACTTACAAACTCTACACTTTCGGAAAGTGAGGCAAGCTTTTCTCTCTGAGTGTCAGCAAGACCTTCAGAAACATCGGCAAGAATTACATCTGAAGCAGACTCAGAAAGTCTTTGATTCAGATTTACATTCTTCTCGATTTGCTCATTGAGTTTGGACTCCATATCATCTAGTTTTTCTACCATGCTCTGTAGCACATCATATTTTTCTTCAGGGATAGTTACATAATGTTCTTCAAAAAGACTCTTAAGACCAGTCATAAAGGACTCAGTGAGTTCTTCCTTAAGACCGCCTTGTACTGCAAGTTGGTTCTCAGTGAACCACTCGTCAGAAACATATTCTAGGTAGGAATCAACACGCTCATTAAGAGCACCTTTGATTTCCTCAACTTCTTCGAGAAGTTTTGCTTCGTATTCAGCATCAAGTACTTCTTTGATTTGTACTACTTTGCCTTTTACTGCAGCTTCAAGGATTGTTTTTGCTTTTTCCTTGAACTCCTCAGAAAGCTCTTCACCTTCTACAAGAGCATTAACATCTTCATCGATGCTGATCTCTGTATAGTCAGGTGCTTCTGCAACAACTTCGTCTTCAGTAGTTTCTACTTCTTCGGTTGTTGTCTCTACGACTTCGTTAGTCACTTCTTCTTCCTCAGAAACTACTTCGTCGCTGACTTCAACTTCTTCCATTTTAACAGGAGTTGCACTTGTGCCAGCAACTTGATCGCCAGCAGTGGCTTTCTTGTTAACTACGTCACGAACTTGCTTTAAAGTTCCACCAGCAGGTTTCAGCTTTGCTGAATCGTTGGTTGGACTATAGTTGTCAGGAGTAGGTCCGCCTAAATCTTCTACCTGTGCAGAATTGTCTGGTGTAGATACTCCAGAAGCATTGCTTCCTGCTTTAGGTAATGGATCGCCTGGAGCCGCATTTGCATTGGCTGCAGTCTTAGAGGGAGTTGTGCCTACTTCCATTTCTTGTAAATTTTTGCCACTAGACATTTGGTTTCTCTCCGATTTCCTGTATAAAAGTTAAAATCTATATTTATTTATAATCTTAATGATTACAATGAGTTAATAAACTCATTGAAAAGACTAATCTTATGTTCTTCGAGTGCTTTCTGGGTAACAAGAGACTCGATCTTGTTTTTTGTATCGTTAGCGAGTTGTTCTCGAAGGGTTGTTCCCTCCCAAATCCACTCTTTTCCTTCCATAATTCCCTCAACAAATGCATCGGGTGCAGAAGGGTCTGATACGATATCTGCTGCTGTTGCTAACATAAAGTCATCACCAACAACATTAAATCCCTCTTTGGTTGGTTTTAATGAACCAATACCTCTTGAAGATACACCAAGTTTTACACCTTCTCCTATGAGAGACTTTGCAATTTGACCCATTGGTGTGTCAAGGATTTTTGCTCTACCTATAAAATTAGAACCAGATTCTCTCAAAGAAGTTATCTTATGAGAAACTCTGTCAAGGTTAACAGTTGGACCATCAGGATGACCTAATTCTCCAAGTGCTCTTCCACTTTGAACGTGTGCTTCATTATAACGATTCACTTCTTTTTGAAGTGTTTCCATTGGATACATCCGACCATTTCTGTTCTTGATGTTTCCTTGTAGAAAAATTCCCTCAATATAGAGAGACTTTTTACCATTTTTTTCCTCTGTAATGAATTCTACAGATTCAATTTCTTCTCTAATCAGTTTCATTAGGAATCTCCTACTACTTGAACTTGTTGAATTTTCACAGCACCTGCACCGCCAGTAGATCTAGCAGCAACTTTAAACGACTCTCTTAAATCTGATCCTAACAAGGACTCATCCCATGTACCACTAACTCCAGATGAATTATAATCCACTGTAATTCGTGTTCCAAAGAATCCATCAAAATTTGCAGTTTTATTAACTGCAGTTACTTCTTGATGAGAAAAGTTAAAACCCGTTTGTCCTGGTGCAGTCAATGTAACATAATCTCCTACCAAAAACTGAGAACCAGTTCCCTCTTGGAAATCTATTATAGTGGTAGCACCTTTAGTAACTTTTTTAACAGGTTGAGATCTAACTGTACCTGTACTTATTACTTCAGGAATATCCTTTACCAAATAAAAATTTGCAGTAGTTGCAGTAGGTTCTCCACCTATAGCAATATATGCATCATTAGTTTTAGCGACGACACGTAAATATTTCGTCTGATGTGATTGTGCTCCTGATTTTGCAGAAGTACCACTAGTCGTTATAGTTACTTGATCACCAATTGGATTAAGAGCCATTATCCTTAAAGTTCCATTTAATAGTTATTTATAATTACTCTTCACCTGTTGATACTTCATCAGTATCAATAGTTTCATCATCACCAAAAGTATGATTGGCAACTTCAGGTTTAAAAGAATCTATTTTTTCTGCAGATTTTGCAAAAAGCATATCTTTTATTCTGTCACTAATAGTGGATGGAGACTCATCAGCGATGATCATATCCATCAATTCACTCTGTACGTTATTCATATCAGGGGATTCAGTCATGTTAAAATGTCAAATATGTGAGTAATCTTTTAATATTTATATCTCTCCACCTTTAGGTTTTACAACCCCAGTATCTAGTTCTACACTACCACCAGTGGCTTCTTGAGATGCTTTCTCTAAATCTGGTTCCATTATAGGTGATCCAAGGTCACCCATTGGTTGTCCAGTCTCAGGATCAACAGGAGTCATTGGGTCAATAACAACACCGTCAGCAATTTCTTTCTTCATAATCTTATCTTGCTCAACAATCTCTATATCAGTTTGACGTAAGAGATGTCTTCTTACATAATCTTGTGAGAAATACTTACCGATATAAGGTTCTGCAGAAGTTGCTGCTGCTAATCTTTCATTAAATAACTCAGTTTCTTTGAGTTCTGTGAAATGATTATCATATAAGAAGTCATATTGTATATGCTCACTCATTACCTCCCAGTCTTCTGGAGTGATAACATTCTTAAGAAGTAACTGAGTTTTAAGCATATCATTGAACATTCTTGAGAATCTCTTTCTCAAACGTCCAACAAACTTACTGAATTTTACTTCATCACGAAGTATCTCAGAAGATCTTCCAAGATTAAATCCACCAT